GCCGAACTGGAGCGCGAACTGCGCAGCGGCACTGATCGCTTTGTCACCATTGTCGAGTGTGCGTATCGCGACTGGTCAAGGCCGATAGAAGAGATTGTCGAGTTTGAGGTTCTGCTGCCGGAAACGAAGAGCATTCTCTACAACGAGACCTACCAGGGCACGGGATCTAATCCCTATATTGCTTTCCGCTGGTCAAAAGCTGCAGGCGAAGTATGGGGTCGCGGCCCTCTCTTGTCTGCCATGCCAGCAATCAAGACCACCAACCTGGTCGTGCAGATGATCCTTGAGAACGCGCAGATGGCAATTAGCGGGATCTACACTGCCGAGGATGACGGGGTGATTAATCCTTCCACCATCCGCCTTATCCCTGGCACAATCATCCCTGTTGCTCCTGGCAGTTCTGGCCTGCGTGCAGTGAACGCGGCTGGCAGCTTTGACGTTGCGCAGCTGGTGCTCTCTGACATGCGTCTTAACATTAAGAAGGCGCTCTACAACGAGATGCTCGGCAATCCGAACACGACGCCTATGTCTGCTACCGAAGTTGCGCAGCGTATGGCCGACCTGTCTCGGCAGATTGGCTCGGCATTTGGCCGACTGCAGGCTGAGTTTGTCACGCCGATCCTGCGGCGCGTTATCTACATCCTGAAGAAGCAGGGCCGCATCGAGATCCCGACCGTCAATGGTCGCGAGGTCAAGGTTCGCTCGACCAGTCCGCTGGCCCAGGCGCAAGCCTTCGAAGATATTAACAGTGTGAACCGTTTCCTGGAGTTGGTGCAGACCCGCTTCGGTCCGCAAATGGTGAACCTGTACGTCAAGGGTGACGAGGCAACCAAGTATCTAGCAGAGAAGTTTGGTGTGCCCGAGAGCCTGATCCGAAACGAAATGGAGCGCGGCGAACTGGCCGGGCAGATAGCGCAGATGGGGCAGAATGGCATCGACCCAAACCAAGCTCTTGGGGCCTGACGGTGTAACCCGTCGTCCAGAAGATGAGCAGAAAATAAACGAACTGGCTGCGGCCACATTTAAAGGCAAGGGCGCGCAAGAGTTTTTGCGCTATTTGCGTTCAATTACAATTGAAGCCGTTGGTGGTCCACAGATCACCGATGCTGAATTAAGGCACCGCGAGGGCATGCGCTACCTTGTGGGGATTATCGAGCAGCGCATAGACAAAGGAAAGCAGCAATGAGCGAAGAACTGGGAACCAATGCAGAAGGCGCAGAAGCTAATGCGCAGATCACCGATAGCGTAACTCAGACGGAGCGCCCTGACTGGCTGCCCGAAAAGTTTTGGGTTGATGGACAGCCTGCTTACGACAAGCTGGCGCAGTCCTACGGTGAACTTGAAAAGATGCGCGGCAACATGAAGGAAAGCCTGACGCAAGAGATTGAGCAGGCACGGCTGGCAGCGCGCCCCGAAAGCGCAGATGCCTATGTCCTGCCAGAAGATGAGCGCCTTGATAGTGAACTTATGGCCTCATCTCCGGTGGTCCAGTGGTGGCGACAGTTTGCTCATGAGCAGGGTTACAACCAGGAGCAGTTTGAGACTGCGATCAAAACCTATGCCGAGGTGCAGCTTGCTCAAGTCGAAGAAGGTTATCAGCAGGAACTGAAGAAGCTGGGCGAGAACGCCAATGTGCGCGTTGAGGCAGTGCAGCTATGGGCCAATAACTTCTTTGACCAGGGCCAACTTGATGCAATCTCTGCCGCGTGCACGACCGCTGATGGCGTTGCTGCCATGGAAAAGATCATGAGCGCGCTGAAAAGCACCGGCAATGTTGACCCTGCGATGTTCGAGAAGAAGCCGGAAGTCACCCGCGCTGACGTTGAGAAGATGATGCAGGATCGTCGCTACTGGCATCCATCTGACCGCGAGCCTGCGTTCGTGCGTCAGGTTGAGGAGTTCTTTGCCAAGAGCTATCGCTAATGCTTGTTCGCCTTGTCGGGCCGGACGATGTGCCTGCTATCATCGAGCTTGCAAGAGAGATGCATGGTGAAGCGCCCTTCTATCGGGATTTGACCTATGACCCGCAAAAAGTCGAAGATCTCTGCCGCCTTTGTCTTAACGAGAACAACTGGCTCTGCCTTGTCGCGGAAGATAAAGATGGTGCCATCGTCGGCTTTCTTGCAGCGGTGGCGACCCCCGCCCTCTTTGGGCCGGACATAATTGTCGAAGACCTGGCGTTCTACGTACGGCCTCAATCAAGAGGCACAACAGCTGCTGTGCGCATGCTTCGGATACTCGAAGGCTGGGCACCAACAATAGACGCAAAGCGAATTAGGATGGGAATTACGACAGGGACAAACCCAGAGCAGACCTCCCGTTTTCTTAATAGATTTGATTATATTGAGACTGGTTGGCTGTACACGAAGATCGTTTGTCCATTGCCGGAAACACAGCAGTAAAACACAGACCGGCATAGGCCCGCTCAGGTCCATGCAAATCGAGCCCGTTTGGATAACTCGAAAGCACCGTTCGCGGACAACCGATTAATCTCAATCTGTTTTTGCAAGGAATGAACAATGGCTATTGATATCAGTGATGCCTTTGTGAAGCAGTTCGAAAGCGAAGTGCACATGGCGTATCAGCGCATGGGCTCGAAACTGCGGAACACTGTGCGTAGCAAGTCCAACGTCAAGGGTAGCTCGACCACCTTCCAGAAGGTTGGCAAGGGCACTGCTGGCACCAAGTCGCGTCACGGCAACGTGCCGGTCATGTCGATCGATCACTCGAATGTCGAGTGCACGCTCGGTGACTTCTATGCTGCCGACTACATCGACAAGCTGGACGAGCTGAAGATCAATCATGACGAGCGCATGGTTGTAACCCAGTCGGCTGCTGCTGCTATCGGCCGCAAGTCGGACGATCTAATCGTCGCCGCTATGGACACGACCAGCAACATCGCCACCGAAGCCGGTACGACTGGTATTAACCAGACCAAGATCAATACGGTGTTTGAATACTTCGGTAACAACGACGTGCCTGATGATGGTGAGCGTTACTTCATTGTCAGCCCTGGTGGTTGGACCGACCTGCTCGGCATCTCGGCGTTCTCGGACGCTGACTTTGTTGGCCAGGACGACCTGCCCTACAAGGGCGGCATGGTTGCTCGTCGCTGGATGGGCTTCATGTGGATGACCTTCTCGGGTCTGCCGGTCGCCTCAAACATCCGCCGCAACTTTGCATACCATCGCTCGGCTATCGGCCTTGCTTCGGGTGCAGAAGTTTCGACTGAACTGAACTACATTCCGGAAAAGGCAGCGCACCTCGCTACCTCGATGATGTCACAGGGCGCTGTCCTGATCGACACCACTGGCGTGTACGAAGTTCAGGCTTACGACGCTTAAGGAGTAACGATCATGCCGTTTACCGCTTCCACCCTTATCAAGCTGGCCGGTGCTGAACCTGGCCTGCACATCTACTCGAATGCCGATGCAATCTCCACGATTGTGGCTTCGGGTTACTTTAACTCGGTGACTGACAATCTTAAGCAGAATGACGTCATCCTGTGCGTTGGATCAACTGGCGGCACCCGCACTATTGACGTTATCTGCGTCACCAGTGCAACGGGCGCAGCCACTGTGACGACCACGGCGCTTGAGGGCGTAACCTCGTCCTAACCCGGACGGAGGGGGTGTCCCAGTTCCGCCTCCTCTTGGGCCGGTACCGTTCTGCCTGCGGTGCCGGCCCTTTTCATAGGAGAGTATAATGGCGACCAGCAATATCGATATTTGCGCTCGCGCGCTTGTCATGATTGGTGCGGCTCCGATTACCTCCTTTGCTGACGGAACAACCGAAGCTACCGTCGCGGCCAATCTCTACGAAGATACTGTCCGTGACCTAATCTCTCGCAATCGTTGGCGCTTTGCTGCCGGACAAGCACAGCTTTCTCGTCGCACCGATGCACCGGATGCCAAGTGGGATGCTGCCTATCAGCTGCCTAGCGACCTGCTTCTACTGCACGACGTTACCGTGAATGGCGACGTTATCGATTATGATCGCTATCAGGATCTCGTCTATTGCGATGCTGACGAGGCCGATCTGGTCTATGCAGACTACACCTTTCGCGCGCTTGAGGATCTCTGGCCGCCCTATTTTACCACTGCCGTAGAGCTAACGCTGGCCTCCATCTTTGCCTACGCCGTGGCAAACCAGATCCAGACTGCAGATTATATGGAGAAGAAGGCTCTCCGTCAGATGGCCCTGGCACGCAACATCGATAGCCAGGCACAGACCACACGCGCCTTTGATCTCTCGCGCTTCGAGAAGGCGCGGCGAACGATCCGCTAATGGCAACTATCAAACAGATCCAGACGAACTTCTCCAGCGGGGAGATTGATCCCATGCTGCGCATGCGGGTCGATACGGGCGCATATAGCAATGGGGCTTTCCGATTGCGTAATGTCTCCCTGCTCAATGCCGGTGGCGTCGCTCGTCGTGCTGGCACTGCCTATGCTGCTACCTTGGTCGGCAAGACCAGGCTGATCCCTTTCGACTTCTCCTATGACGAACGCTACGTGCTTGCCTTGTCAAACAACAGGCTGGACGTTTACGATCTCGATGGAGTGCTGGTCACTACGGTCACGACCAATGTTACCTGGACAACGGCGCAACTGTTCGAGTTGACCTATACCCAGGTCGCAGACGTTATGATTATCGCTCACCCGACCTTTGCTTCTCGGGTGGTGCGCCGCACAAGCGCAACGACGTTCTCGGTGAGCGCCTTCACGTTTGACCAGAGCATTGACACGAACAAGACCTATCAGCCTTATTACAAGTTTGCGGATGATACGGTTACGATTAGCGTCAATGGCAACACTGGCAGTGGTCGCACTATCACTGCATCTGCTGCTGTCTTTTCTAGCGCCTATGTTGGCGTG